GAACCCACGCAATCTACCCTGTAACAGCCCAAGACGCGACATAAGCGGCGGAAAAAAGAGCGTAGTCCGCGCTTGTGCCAACGGTAAGTCCAAAGTAATACGCTTTGGCGATGCCAACATGACCATCAAGAAGTCTTCTCCAGCCCGTAAGAAGTCCTATTGTGCTCGATCTAGCGGCATTAAAGGCCCATCCAACAAGCTCTCGGCCAACTATTGGTCGCGCCGCGCTTGGTCATGTTAAACTAATGTTATGGTTTACACCACGAAAACAGCACAAGTCTCCGTATCGGGAGACGCCATCCAATTTAAGTATGGTCAAAAGCCATCTAAATCGAGCAACTGCTTAAAAACCGTTGTTCGCCAACCCAACCCAAGCAAACGTAAGGCAATAAAATGAGTGTCAAAGGCGAAAAGTACAGCTCCAAGAAGCAAATGATGAAGCACGAGAAGACCGAGAGCAAGAAAGACCGTATGAAGGAATATGGCCCTAAAGGTATGGCCTACGGCAAAGCTGAATACGGCAAGCGCAAGCCCTGTTGCTAATATGCCACTCACTAAAAAGGGAAAAGAGATAATGAAAAGTATGGTGGCCGAGTATGGCCCCAAGAAAGCCAAGAATGTCTTTTATGCCTCGGCTAACAAAGGCCGCATTAAGGGCATTGACTATCGGCGTACAGCGCGGAAATAAGCCCTCTGTATGAGGGGTGGTGTGGTACTATCATCTATTTGAATGAATATCACCTACACGCGCCCAGGCGAACTCCGTAAGCCAGACATTGATGTTCTACCAGACGGACGTATCCGCATTACGCGATATGTAGCCGCTGGTCATGGCGATAGGGATAATGGCGAGGTTACAGAGGCCATTGGCACACAGGATAGTGGTTTGACCACCGCCCTGCTTGTTAAACGTAATATGGGCGTAGAGAATGGCAAGCCAGCCATCATCAAAATCTACGAGGTACGAAGTGCTTCGGCTGAAACACAGGTGGGATTGCCTGATGTTTCTTATGGCGACAATGGTTTGCGGACTGTTGTTCAAGACTTTGTGCAAATGTCCACTGGCACCTACACGCCAGGTACGGTGGGAACCACCACAGCTCCAACGGATGGTGGTTGTGTGCTTCAACAGGAACAAATGCAGGATGATGGGACTACCCGTCAAATCCGCCGTGTTTACATTAGCAAGGGGCTTATTAGCCAGTCAGATGAGACGAAGAACAACGGGGCATTGTTGCTCAAAACATTGGTCTATCTCAATGATGTTCCCGATCCCAATCCGCCTAGTGGATACACCCTAGTTTCCACTCAAGTAGCCAGTCCTAATGGTCTAGAAACAACTACTTACACGTTTGCTAGGGGTACAGGCAAGATTAGTCAGGACGATGAAACAAAGAATAATGGGGCGTTGTTAATCCGCACCATACGTCAACTGTCTCTTCCAGCCATTGCGTCCAATCCAATTTCGACTCCATCTGGATATACATTAGTTAGCGAAAACTATGCTGAACAGGATGGTTACAAGATTTGGTCGGCGGCTTACGCTAAAGGTACAGGGCAAATCTCTCAAAATGATGAAACAAAGAACAACGGTGCGCTATTGGTACGCTCTATTAGTTATCTGTCTGTTCCTTCGGTTGTTACCAACCCCATCTCAGCACCTTCTGGCTATACGCTAGTAAGCGAGAATTACGCTGATCGAGATGGACATAAGGTTTGGACAGCTTCCTACGCTAAAGGAACGGGACAAATTAGCCAAGATGACGAGACAAAGAACAATGGAAGTTTGTTGGTGCGTTCCATCCGCTATTTAAGCACACCTAGTGTTTCTAGCAATCCCATCACCACACCTTCTGGCTACACATTAGTAAGCCAAAACTATGCAGATCAAGACGGTTATCGCATTTGGACTGCATCGTATGCAAAAGGCACCGGACAGCTCAACTTAGACACTCGTTTTTCTCAAAGCATAGATGGCGGCGCTACTGGTGTAACTATTTATTCAATTTCCTATCTTTCAGTTCCTTCTGTTAGTAGCAATCCCATCACTACGCCAGCCAGTACGGTGAAGATTGTGGAAAACTATCAGGATCAGGATGGCTACCGTATCTGGAATGCTACCTACGCTAAGGGTGCTGGCGTCATCAATGTAAGCACAGACACACGTTTGGGCGGTAAACTCATTGCCTACCACAAAGTGGGCCTAGGAAGCGTTCCCGCGACCCCCACAGCGACCATCAGCGGTACGGTTACTCTCATTAGCAGTGATAGCCGAAATGCTGATGGATATGTCGTTTATGACTATCGTTGGGTAGAAGCCAATGGCGTCATTGATAAGCGCATCCAGCAACGTAATGGCGGACTCCGCATTGAAACTTGGACATCCATTGGAACCACCTATGATAGTGGAACAATGCAACCAGTTGGCATTCTTTTAACCAAGGATGAACAACAAGCAGATGGATATAAACAGTTCACTGCATCATGTATGCAAAACTATGCTGGTAGTGCAGATGTAACTAGCACAGCATTGGTAGTAACTACAACAAAACATCCATTTCGCTATCCAGGAAGAGCAAAAGCATATACAGCTTCATTTCCAGCTTTGGGTTTTACGGCTTATGCCCACGATGTATTTCTTTCTCCTCCAGTTGAAATAATGGTTGATGCTACCGTTTCTATTTCTTACAGAACAACAAATTCATTGGATTTACCAGCTACATTCTGGAATCCTACTTCTTGGGCTACAGTTAGAGCTTATTGGGAAGGATGGAGCGAGAACGCCAAATCGTTAATACAATCCTATCAAGGCTATCGGACAGTTGGTTCTCCTGTTTCATTTACCGCAAGTTCTGCATATGCCAACGGATATACCGATACTTGCATGGGAGATAAGGTTTATGGTGGATCGTCTGGTAGCATTACTGTAACTGGCGGCCCAGAAGCACCAGATGGAAACACATACACACTTTCCGCAGGCCTTGAAAGTGATCCAGCATTTACTGACATCAATGGTGTTAAGTATTATAGACAAATTACCACATATGCATCAATTCCATCACAAGATAGTTTACCTGTATAATTTATGGATAAAAACAATCCATTTATAAGAGTTCCTGATGTTTTTGTTAATATCCCTAACAATACAATAAAAAACCCTCCGAGTAAATCAAAAGATGAATTTCTTAAAGATTTTACTCCTCAGATTTACAATCCCGCACAGAAGGATGTTGATGTTGGGCCAAATATCGAATTAAAAGGCTATCTAAAAGTAGCTGGAACAACAAATCTATACAACACGGTAACAATTACTGGAACTGGTGGAGCTACGCTCACGGTTAATAAGTCATTGTTAACTAAAAATATGACTCTTACTGAAATTGATGTTTGCGATAATGGTACGCCTAAAAAAATGTTAATTATTGCAAGTGCTCCATACACTCCGTAATGTAAATGAGTACGGCTACTTCATTCAAATCAATTGGCAGTTTTCCGCTTTGCCCAGCAGGAGATTCTTCGACATTTTATTATTATGTTAGAAATTTAACATTGCAACAGGTAATGTCATTTTATTGGAATACTGAGACATTTACAATAACAACATCTGCATCAGCAAGCGGAACGTATCCGCCAACAACTGGAACATACTACTCAGGGACAGCCAATGGCACATTAACGCTATCTCCGCTTGGTGTCACAGGTGATTTTACTCAAGATACATTTGCTGGTGCTACCGGAACTGCTGGATGGTTAAAATCTACTTCTGGAGCTAGTTATTCTTTAGGTCAAAATTCAACGCAACCAAAAGGTCGAGTTTGTGTTCCACATCCATTTACAGCTCCATATGCACTTTATTTATATGGTAATGATTCAACTAAATTAAATAGAACATTTTTTACATTCGATTTTTCAATTGCAAAAGATTCTGTAAACGCTGGCAAGTTTTGCATTGGTTATTCTTATAACGTAGGATTTGGATTTTCAGGAGTTGGATTGACTCAATACAACATATTCTATCAACCAACCTCATCAGGTAATCACTTCAATAGCGGAACATTTCAAATCAATGGGGTTACTTTTCCTTATTATTGCAGTACGGATTTACCTCCCTCTTCATCTGGATTTACGACTAGCGGTGGTACTATGACCGTAACTAGCTCAAATTACACCTATTAAGCATCAGATGGTTCCCAACATTATTTCTTTTTCTTCCCCCTAATTGCTCGTGATATAATAGACTTATGGCCTATCAAGACATTCCAGACATCAAAACGCAGATTGCCTTGAACAAGGTGCGTGGTCTTACCACCAATCTAACCCCCGCTGAACAGAAAGCATTTGCAGATCAACAGTATTTAGAGAGCGAACAATTGCGTATTGCTAAGGAAAAGGGCTTGCCTAGCTTGTTGGGCGGGGATGTGCGTTCTTACACGGGGTCTATGTTTGCTCCTGTTGGTAGTCCTATGGCGGCGGTTCCTATGCCACAAGGTGCTCCACGGGTGGGTGAGATGGGCGGAGGAATTGATGTTAATGCCTATCGTGGTTCTATGTTTGGGGAAGGTGTTATGGGGGCCGCGCCCATCCTTGGTGGGAGTCGTACCCAGCCCTACAACCCCAATGTTTCGGCTGATGCCATTCTAGGGCGGGCCTTTGGCAAACGTCCAGCGGGTCAAATTAGCTATGCTCCTTCAGCTCCAGTAGCTCCACAAACCTTCACGCAGGGCCAACAGACGCCGCGAGGCTCTATTGTAGGCGCTAGTGAGAGCCTTACAATTGATGATCGCACAAGGATGGCTCCTTCTGTTCAAATGGCTCCATCTGCTCCAATCCTAGGCCAAAGTTATCAAGGCGTGCCAGATATGACGGGTGGCTACGAAGCAGCGGCTCCTAGCCCTGTTTCTCGGCCTTCTATGGCTGCTCCAGCCCCTGTTCAACAGACTCAGCCTGTTCAGCCCTCTATGCTGGGTGGTGCGCCTGTTTCTATGCCGCAACAGGCTCCAGCTATGGCTCCTCTGCTTGGTGCCTATCAGCCTGGTAGCCAAGAATACAGCTACTTACAGCAACGGGGCGCGGCCCCACAGACCCTAGGCTATGCGGCTCAGGCGGCAGAAGCTAGCCCATATATGCAGCAGCTTGGTATGCAGAAACAGCAGTTTGCCGCCACCCAACAGGAACGTCAGACCAAAGAGCTTGTTAATCGTGCGGCTAGCGAATATGCTGCTGGCAATACTGGTATTATCGGTCAGCTTCCTGCTCACCTTCAAGCGGAAGTACAAGTTCTTGGGACTAAGATGGCTCAAGATATTGCTGTAAAGCCACAAAAAGTAAGCGATCTACAAACAGCAATTACAATTGAAGAAAATAACATTCTTTCAACACTGCCACCAGGTTCAACTTTAACTCCAAAACAAAAATCTCAGGCGCTTCAAGCTGCTAAGGGTCAACCTACTCAAGATTTAATTGAATCAGGAAAGATTTTTGAGTCAAAATTAAAACTAACCGAAGATACCATCAAGAACGATAGACTTATGGGTTCTGCTGCACGAACTGCTTCTCCAGCTATCAACAATTTAGAAAAACTATTTGCAACGGCTGATTTGAAGACAGGATTTACTGAACCAGCAAAGGCTCAAATTCGTTCATTTGCCAAAGGATTTGGGCTTCCCATTGATGAGGCTAAATTGAGTGATGCTCAAGAAGCAAAAACCTATTTCAATCAGCTCATTCTTCCTTACTTTCAAGCCACTAAGGGTTCTATTTCCGACAAAGAAGATGCTTTGTTTGCTGCTATGGGGCCGGAATTTGCTAAAGATACAAATACCAATAAACGTCTTCTTTCTGTTCTTTCTGAAAGAAACAAAACTCTTCTTTCGTTGGATAAACTGGCTGGTGAGTATTCTTCACAGAATCTTACACCACAGGATTACAACGCTAAACGTCAAGCCATCTTGACTGCTTACGACAAGAAGATTGATAGTAAATTTGGCGACATCCTAAACAATCAAACAAGTCAATCAGCTCCTACCGCCAAAAATGCAAAAGGTGAAACAGTGACTTGGAATAGCTCGACCGAGACTTGGGTTCCTAACAAACAATAATGCAAAACCAATCTATCCCCCCACCACCAGAAGGTTTTGTTTTACAAGAATCCGATTCTATACCGCCACCTCCTGAGGGTTTTTCAATTGTTGAGCAACCTCCTTCTAATCAACAGAGTTTTCAACAACCATCTGGATTTGGCGCTACACAAGCTGGGTATGGCATTGGCACTAGCCTGCAAAGCCTTCAGCAGCAAGGAGAGAAAACAGGGGCTGCAATGGCTCGCTATGGCGCTCCATTACTAGCTGGTCTTGCAACTGGTGGCGTATCGGCAATTCCAGCCGTTACAGCATTCATAGGTGAACTGGGTGCGCGAGGAATAGAAGGAAAACCAGTGCTATCACGGGAAGCATTGGGTGAGGCTACCTTTAGTGCGGCCTTAAATGCCATTCCAATTCCAGCACCAAGTCAGGCTAAAACATTCCTTGCTCAAGGAGCTATTAATGCAACGAAATCTGCATTACAGACATTTGGAGTGATTGCAGGCGGAACGGTAGCTAAAGACATAATTCAAACTGGCAAGATTCCTAGTACTACCGCAGAACTTAAAGAAACTGCTCAAAAGACATGGGAAAATGCCAAACTTCCTACCGTAATGAATGCTTTGTTGCATGGCATGGGTGGGTTTGCTCGGTCTATTTCGGATGATCTTGAGTCTGCTAATGCTCAACGTAAACTTCTTTCTCAAATTGGCGTAAGGAGTCCAACGGCTGCAGCCCTGCTTCCATCTAAACTTGCGGACATTGAGAAATCAGTAGAAGCGGCAAGTCCAAGTATTGCTGCTCAACGTGAAGGAATGCTTTCAGATGCATCTCAGTCCATCAAAGGTCAACTAGCTCCAAGGATTCCATCCAATAACGAGATGGTTTCCAATATGCTTGAAAGCAAGATTGGAGTCTATGACGAGGCAAATGCTCGATATACAAAGGCCGTAACAGCAGCTAAACAGGCTGAAAATGCTGCTTTAGAGGCAGAATCTAACATCAATCTTACTCCTGAGCAAAAAGCCCAAATTAATGACAAAGCTCTTGCGGATCAATATAATGCGTTGTCTGAAAAGGCTTCTGCATTGTCTGATGCCACGTTTGGAACAGGAAACATATCAAACACATCTCTAGCCGAAAAGGTTGGAGAAACTATCTCTACGTTGTTTAATTTACGTCGTATGTCTGCTGCTAGTATGACTCGTAATCTTTCTTCAATGGGGGAGTTTATCGACGTAAATAACATGGCTAATTCGGCCAAAAAAGCGTTAGGTAATGATGCTAATACTGATGCTGGTAAACGAATCATTAGTACTATCGAGAACTATGCTAAATCTAGGGCTGAAAAAGCACCTCAACTATTTGATGCTACTGGAAAAGCAATTGCAACTCCATCATCTGCATTAATTGACATGGGGCAATTTCGTGAATTGCGAGATAACATTAGTTCTGCTTTAATTGGAATGTCTCCAGATGGTGCCTTAATGAATAAGGCTGAAGCATTAGCAAGCAAAGCATATGGCGCAGCAAATGATGCACTTGCCGAATCTATTTCGGCCCTTCCTAATGGACAACAATTGCTTCAAGAACATAACGCTTTCCGTAACTATTGGGCTTCTACGTCCAAAATGCTTGAATCGCCGCTTGGACGTTCACTTTATCGCAAGGAAATCAATGATGAGTTTATTGGTTCTCTGGCTGGCAAATTAATTAAAGGAAATGCTGATGAATTAAAGAATCTTGGACAGTTTGCCGATGCCATCAGTTTTGCTGATCCAAAAATTAAGGAAGTTGCATTAAAGTCAATTGCTGATGCCGTTAAAAACAATCTTATATTAAAAAATCGTTCTAATAATATTGTTAACTGGAATGGCGTAGCTAAAGACATTACAGAAATGAATAGTGTTAGTGATATGGGAAAGTATTTTGATACCGCTAGCATTGGATTTGGTACTCCAAAACAAGTTCAAGCATGGAGTGCAGCTACAAAGAAATTTAAGCCAGGTGATTTAAGGTCTGACGATATTCTTGCAGCTCTTGAAAATCCAGAGTTCAGAAAAGCTATTTCAGATGGTAAAGATGCTGGCCCTATTCTATCAAGAATGGTCTTTAACAATAAAATTAAAGAAGCACAAATTAATGCTGCTGTAAACGAAACCGCTGCGGCTAAACGATCTGCCGATCAAGCTCGTGAATATGCCAAGAAAGCTGGCATGAGCAAGGAAGAACAACGTCTTGCTTTTGAAGCTATTGAAAAAGACCCATCTCTATCCATTTTTGCTGGTAAAGGAGGATTAAACCTTACTAAAGACCCAGTTAAAACAACCGAGACTATCACAAATTTCATCATGGAGTCAAAAACTCCTGAAGCCACAAAATGGATGAATCATTTGAAGGAAAACAATCCAGATGCTCATGCAATTATTGTTGAAAACATAATTGCGAATAATCTTCAAGACTTCATTATTCCATCTAAGACTGCTGGTCAGTCTACTACTGTAAACATCAAAGCGGTAAAGGACTATCTAACTGGAACAGAAAAGGGTCGTTTTCAGAAATTATCTGATGTTATTGGGCCAGAATATACAAACCGATTTAATGCCTTTATTAAGGCAGTGCCAGCGTTGGATGATGCTTTAATGTATGGAACAAATCAAAAAACATCTACCGCAATTGGTAATCTTTATGGCATTATTTCTGGTGTTAAACGGGCTACTCAAGGTCAAGACCTTGGTTTTCGTTCGCAACAGGCTAATATAGCTCAAAAAGTAGGTGCATTAATTGCAAATGGAGCCTATCGCACCATCGCTAAGTCAATCACCAATCCTAAAGCGGCTGATTGGCTATGGAATGTCAATCGTCCATTTGCTGATGGCGTTGCTTCTCTTCCTGCTCAACAAGCCATCATTATGCTTAACGATAAGCGTTTGATTGAAGAACAAGCTCGTTTACAGGCTAATCAACCCGCTCAGAGGCAGCAATAGCTACTTCTGGCAGGAAGAATCTAAGTCCGCAGTAGATGTTTCCTACAATTTCGCATAGGAACATCCCATCCTGTTCTTTCTGAGACACAAACCTCCACTTCTCCAATTGAGGTAGGTGGAAGATGGAGCCATCCTCTGCCCTAGCCGTCATAAGGATGTTGGGTGGCACATTCTTGAACCAGTAGAGAGGGTCTATGGGGCTGTTTGCGTTCATAAAAGAGATAGCTTCAAGTCGGATTTGAACCAACGACCGCTAGTTTACAAAACTAGTGCTCTACCAACTGAGCTATTGAAGCGTATTTTGTGAGAGGGGCTCAAACCCTCATCCTCGATGTAGCCCCCAGTTCGTCAACTGAGTAGCACCGAAATGCTGTTCTTTGCACCATCACAAATTGGTTTTGGCATAGCGATAGTATTTTATCTGTCTATTATTGTCTTTAGCGTTAGCGCGGCACATCTCTAGGAGGCCGCCGGGGTAGCCGGCTTCGGCAAGGAGTTGGCGGGCTTTGCTTCGTGTGCAGCTATATTTAGCCATGAAGTCGGCCATGGTGAACCATCCGTCCTTCTTGGAGACAGAGGAGCTAGCCATTAAGAGGTCAATTTCATCCCAAGGAGAGGTTTTCATTAGTAGGTCTTTATTTCTGTTGCTGTCGTAAATTTGCCGTTGATGCCGCGAACTTGGAAGATGCTATACGTCCCGTCGTCTTCTACCCAGCCATACACCCATCCGTGGCTCCAGCGTAGTTTGCCTGTCTTGCGATTGGCGTAGCCGGGGTTGAGGTCACAGAGACAGCCTATGCAGCGGGCTTCTTGTGGGTTGAGACCTGGGGTGGAGAAGGCTTCGATGCTATGGCAGTGGCCGAAAACTACGTTTCCATAGATGCGGCTGTGGGAGGCGCAGGCTGACATTCCCGTGTGGTAGCCATGTACTACTTTCAAATGGCCGATGGAAACCACCCCTAGACGGCTATCGTAAGGGATTAGAGAGGCTTTGTTCCTCTTTGCGACGTACTCTATGTCCTTGACCATTCTAAGCCCCAAATCGGATTTAACGGCGTCTGTGGACTCGGCTAGGTCGTAGGCGCGAACGTCGTGATTGCCCAGCATTAGGGTGTTTTCCTTACCGCCAAGGAAGAATGAGTCGGCAAATTCTGCCCCTACGTCGAAGTCTTCCCGCATGGACACAGCCCGTTCATCCTCTGAGGCTCCCTTACGAATGGCTGAGAAGTCCCACAGGTCTCCTGCAATGATGCGGATTTCGGGCTTAAAATCCTTTGTAAATGCAAGCGCGGCGTTAATAGCAAGCTCGTCTGCCATATTACCGTGAATGTCGCTTACAATGATAAATTTCTTTTGCATTAGTCGTTGTTGAGTTCGTGGGATATGCCCACCGCTGCGAATACTATGCTGCATGATAGCAGCATGAAGCCAGCCCCAACAATCATGAATATGTCTTTATTGATGACGCCCGCAACTACGCAGGCGGCGAATATGGGAATTAGGAACGTGAACATTTGGTTTTCTTTCGGATTTCTCTCTCTTCATTGGTTTTAGCTTTGTGGCAGGTGATGCAAATAGCTTGATAGCCGTCTAGCTCTACGAACAAGCGTTCGATGAAGCTATCCCACGATACGAATCCCTTTTCGGGATCAACGACGGGATGGATGTGGTCTATCTTAATGTCTTTGTTCCCTACGCTATTCGCGCATAGCGAACAGGTGTAGGTGTTCCTAGCCGTTCTAGCCTGCTTCTTACAAGTGTACTTAGGTGCCCAACGAGACGAAGCCCTACGCAACGCAGACGTTATAAAGCTCTTAAATCGAGCCTTCGTCCATTGACCGTTGCAGTAGAGCTTGTCGTTCATTTCTTACTTTTTTTGCCGTCGAGTTCTACCTCAATTTGTTCATATCTAATCATCTGCAAATCAAATAGCACCTCTATCTGTTCAACACGCTTGTTGGCAAAAGCCACTTGTTCTTTGCTTTTGGCAAGTTCGGCTTCAAGTTCTTTAACCTTGTCGGTCATCTCCATCAATTCAGCCTCAAGCATTTGTGCCACCCATGCTAAAACAAACTTTCTTGTGCCATTTGCGGGCCATTTACCATTAAGCGTTAGTTCAATGATTGAACTATCCATGCGTGGTGTTGGATATTCCTTGAGCGATTTGCGGAGCGTTGGTTCGAATACTTCGTTTTTCATAAGATTATATGGTTTCTATGGCGAAAACTAGGGCTAGGGCTTTGCTGTTGGCATCCGTGTGTCCGGTGATGCCATTATTCCATTGCCAGCGCCAAAGATTGCCATCCTGCCACATACGGATGCGATAGCCCATATTGGATAGCATCTTGCATTTGTCATGTAGCATTTGATAGTTCATTGGTTGAATTTGCCTACGACGGCATTTCCCAAGTATAGGATGGCGGCGTTTAAGTGCTTACAACGAGTGCGTAGCGGTTCGCCGTATTCCCTCACCCGTCCTGCCTTGTCCCATTCCTTTTGGCATCTGGTCATAAAATCGGGACAGTTACAGGCTCCGTTTGGCATATTCTCAGCAAATTCTACGGTGTAGATGGTGTCGCCGTCAGCGCCCGTAACGCTCATTTGGGAGCGCCCAGACATCTCGCATTTCATGCTGCGGCCTCTAGGTAGTGCTCTAGCTCTTTAGCGCGGCTAAGGGCTAGAACGGCGTCTGCGCCCTTCTCTAGCCGTACAAGGGCGTTATAGAGGTCTGTGGAGGTTTCTGCATGGATGCAGTCGCCGAGGAGGTGATTGATGAGTTGGTCTGTTTTGTCTTTCATTGTAAGTAGTTGTTTTCCCTAGCCCAGCTAGGATTGTTGTGTATGTTTGTATGGCATTGGCGGCAAACTCCTAGCCATGTGGTGGTGTCGTTGGTCTTAGAGCCGCGCCCAGCTTTGTGGTGGATGTCGGTGGCTAGTTGTTCGCAGATGTGGCAAATTGGCGACAATAGGAGAAAATTGAGGCGCAGCTTGCTGTATTCGCTATTCCTCGCTCTCTGCTTCTTGCTTACCCTTCGTAAAGGAGTGGCGCGGGATAGTCCAGATTTCTTTACCTTCGGGCGTAGAAAGTAGTTCATAGTGGGTGTTTGAGCCTTTGAGCTGGGTAATGGCCTTATGGAGCATCTCTGCTTCACTTTTGTGATAGGGGCCAGCCAGTGGTTCGAAGCCTTGTTCAAGCAGAGTTTCTTTATTCATGTTGATACGATGCCGTTACGTTTTTTCCAATATTTCAAAAACTCCCTCGGAGCGCATAATGATGATCCATAAATATTGGCAATTTCTAACCATGTTAATTTATCAACATTTCGTAAATGCAATAACCTTGGTACGTCATTGTCTGTAAAAATGCTTTTGCTGCTATTTTGCATATTCTGAGATCGAGTTACCCAGCGGCAATTTTCGGGACTATAATCTAAATTATTATCTCGGCGATCTATTTGAAGACCACGTTCATAACCGATTGCCATATCAGATTTGAAATTATCAAATGATTCCCATCGGGAACACACTTTTATTCCACGCCCTCCATAGTTTTTGTAATTATGACGTTTAGTATTTTCGCATCTGTCCCACATTCGATACCAGACATCATAAAATGGTTTATCAGGCCGATTGCGGGTTTTCATTTTAGAAAGAACGGGGGTCATAGGAGTTAGCGGAGCGCCAGAGGCGGGTTAGACAGAGGAAATCTTTGTAGGCTTCAATGAGCTGTTCGCGGTCATATTTAACAACATCCACTCGTCCTGGCTCTGTGGTGGAGATGTAAACATTCATGCAGAGAGCATCATCAAACTCTGAGTCATTGAAAGCCGCGACGTAGTAGGCCGCGATTTGCATGGGATGGGTCTCGTTAGGAACAACGGCTTCGCCTTCCTTAGTGCGTTTGCTCTTCCAGTCGAGGATGCCCTTGCCCTTAGCCGAGCGATGCTTTACGTCAGTGGTGCCAGCGTAGCCTTCAGCGTTATTAACGAGGACAACCTCGGCGCTCTCAATGGTGAGGCCCAGTTCTTCGATTTTGGCGTAGGCTGGTTCTACTAGCTTGCCGATCCAGCAGCTATGGCCGTGAGCCACTTCCACTTCGTAGTTCTCATACTCGTTGCCCTTTAGGAGAGTTTCGATAGCTGCATGGACTTGGGTGCCTAGGTCGGCTGCGCCCATGCCATCCTCCTTGCTCTTCTCCAGCATATTCTGAACATACTCAGCCATCTCCTCACCTGGGTGCGGAGGGCTGGCATAGCAGGCTTCAGCCACTTTCATCATCTTGTAGCGTTCTAGTCCTGGGGCTGCCAACATTTTGGTGTAAGCCGAGACGCTTGGCAATAAGCCAAACAGCTTAGCATCCTTGATGTTTGTGGGCCTCGTGGGGTTCTTAGCGCCCTTTTTAGTGGGCTGGGTGTGACAGGCTTTGCCGTCTTTTGTGTACCAATGTTCGCTCATTTTGTTTTTTTATTTAATTGTTCTTCTATTTCTTGTCCTAACTTCGTAAGGGCTTTGAGGCGTTCTGCCAGTATTTCTGCTGGCAAATCGTCAGCGCCCAGTCCGCAGAACGAGACAGCCCCAAGCATACGCCCAAGGCTCTCGCAAATAAACAGGTCAGTAGGGCTGTTCTTGTTCATCTGAGGGTTCGATCCCTGATAGTGGTGCGAGGTTGCCAGCTTGGAGCTTCTGGCTCAAGCGAATTAGCGTGGACGACCAATGCCAGAGGGTGTCTTCGTTGGTGTCGCCTGTTTTGAGGCAGATGTCCACGGCTTTGTTAATAGCCATGCCTACGGTGACGCCTTCGATGCGATAACCGCCATTCTGTGCGTTTACAGGCGATTTGGCGGCTTCTGAGGGTGAGGCTGGCTGGCTGGCTCCTACGGGGCTAATTATCGCTTTGTCGCCCAAACTAATTTGGGCCTTACCGTTGTAGTCGTCGCCGCGCTTAAGGCCCATACCCGTAAACTTGACCAAATGGCCGTCTAGGGAGGTCAGGTCTTTGCTAAACGAGGTGGCGCTGACTTCCAGACCACCTTCGGTGAGGGTGCAAGTCCAGAAGGATTTGCCTGCCTTGGACTGACGGGCCTTGGCGTTCTGGACGTTGGCGGTAAAGCCTCCGCTAATGAATGCGCCTGGGGCTGTGCTTGCTGCTTCTTGTAGTGTTTTTAGGTTGGACATAAAGGTTATTTCCAGAGGTTGCGGCGAATAAGCATGGCAATCACCGCATAGTTGGCGATATCTAAGTAAGTATCGTCGATGGCCTCATTTTTGACGGAAGGCATCTTATTGAGGTTTTTAAGGCGCTCAATCTTGTCGTTGAGGCGGACTAACACACCAAACTCGCCAAAGGCCGAGATGTTGCCTGATCCGTAGTCTTGCTGTTTCGTGTCCATAACTCGGACATTTTCACAGACAATGCGAAACGCTTCCTTGGCTACGTCCGTGACTAAGCCCAATTCGGCATACATTGCCTCATAGGGGTCACCTTGTAAGGAGCGGCGATATTCGTAGAACTCCTCGCCCGTGACTATGTGGCCTACTTCTGGCTCATCAACGTAAGCAAGATAGGGAGCTTTGTCATTGCAGTCGCTTTCAATGTAGCAAAAATCGGTCGGAAGTACTTTCTCCCCGATGCCAAGTGCGCGTGTGTTTTCGTAGCTAATATTCATGTTTTTATTTGTTTATGATCCAAGTGAGGTCTTTACCTTCCTTATCTACTATGTAGGGTCTGTTAGGAGTGCAAGCAGTTTCTGCTAGTTTCTTTGGTTTTTCTTCTGGTGGTTTTACAACTGGTTTAACAGTCGCTTCTTCCATGCTAATTTCGTTGCCGAAAAGATCAATTTGTTTCATGTTTTCTAAAAATAATTAAAGCCGATGGAAACGGTGCGCTGTTTTGATGGCCTCCAAATTTAAGTCTTCCGCGAATAAATCTAACTTGTCCATTAGCCGCATAATCATGCCACCACGCCGTGTCCGTCCTAGCTGGAACTAAACAAACCACGATTTGCGCGGTTGTGTTAGCTGATTCAAAAGCCTTCTTCATCCATTGTTTTATGGTTCTTCCATACGGTGGATTCATCCATATCCTACCATTCCATTCTTGTTGCAACCCATCGTTTTCTACCGTATAAAATTTATTACATTTATGATTGGATTCAGAAGCACAAACATCTAAATCAAATGGGCCAAACTCCTGATTGCATTTATCAAAAAAATCCTGTGGCGTAGCCCAATTATCGGACTTGCTTGAAAAATGCACACTATTAGTTGGATTCTTCATAAAACCATGTGTGGTTGGCAAAGTATTTGATGCGGGAGAATGCCAATGGGCCATCCCTGAGCTTCAACTGAAGCACTTCGTAGTCATAGGTGGACTGTCCTAGCTCTTGGGGGCTTCCGCTGTGGCTCTTGCTAGGGCGATGTAAGGCAATGATGCGGTGGGCGTCTTCCTCGATGGAGCCAGCGTCTCTGAAGTCTGTACGGCTTGGTGCTCTGTCTTCACGTTCGTTTCCGCGATTGAGCTGAGCCGCGACGATGAGCGCACAACCCAAAGTCTTCTTCAATGGGATCATAGCCTTAGAGAGCTGACCCATCCGTTCGTATGCTGAGCCATCTGTGCCGCGAATTAGCCCTAGGTAGTCGAGGATGACCAACTGAGGTTTCCAAGAGGCGGCGAGCAATCGGCATCTATTCTCAATTTGCGTGATGCTCATGTCCTTATCAAACACCCTAAGCTGTTGTCCGCTTAGACGTTTAAGTGCCGAAAAGTAATCGGCTTGTTTATCGGCAAACTCATGGCTCATGTTGCGTAGGTTCACCCTGGCCCTTTGTCCTGCTATCTGCTTAATTACAGCGTTAGCCGAGGTTTCTAGGGTGAAATAGGCCACTCGTAGGCCGCGATTGAGGTTATGGCTGGCTATCTGTGACATGAACGAGGACTTACCTATGGAGGTTCTAGCGCCTACTACGACGTATTCGTGGGCCTCGATGGGCTGGGCTAGGTTGTCGAACGAAGGAAGACCAGTTGTTACAACGTCCTTGTTGTCCCTAGTGCCCGCGATTTCCTGTTCAGCCCAGAGCTTCACCTCCCCAATGAGCTGCTCAAGGCTTGGAGCCTCCGATTCCGTTGGTTTTAACAGCCCTTGTAGCCCTTCTATGGCCTTTGACACCTCTTCGGGCTTAGAGTCTCTAGAAATGCACGCAATGGCGTCCTGGAGGGCTGGTTTGAGGATGGCTAGCTGACCTTCCCAAATGAGCTTCTTAAGGGCTTTTTTGCCAGTAATACTGCTAGAGCAGCATTTTTCGGCCTCAAATAGCTCTGTGGCTGGGCATTCCTTGCCCATAGCCATATAAACGCTGGAGGTGTCTGTAAGCTGTCCCTTGCTCCTAAGGGCTACCAGAGATTTGAAGAGCGATAGGTAGGCGGGTTGCGTAAAAGCCTGTCCTTGTAGTCCTCCACTGATTGCGTCGTCGATGAGGGAGGCGTCTGCGAGACAACCTCCGATGAAGATTTGTTCTGTTTGCATTTGTTTTTGTTTCTGAAAATATACTCGTAATTATCGCGGTATTGCGGGGTGCAAGACCTATTTCTGTCGCCTTTGCCATTCATGGTTGTAGATTATCTCTGACGGGTTTAATGCTAGTTCTTAACATTAGCGTTAATAAGTTGCTTTGCTTCTGCAAGGATTTTCTGAATGCGTTCACCATCCACAGCGCGGCAACTGGATATGTAGTTGGGCCGAAACTCATTCCCGCTGTCTGATTCCTCAGTGATGTCTAAGAGAAAAAACAGTTGATGCCAAAGACTGGTTAAGCGTAAAAGCGGTCTTTTAAGCGCGGCCACTTCGCTCCCCGATATGCCTAACAATCGGGCCTGTTCCTCAATTTCTTTGCGAGCCTCGGTTAGTTCAGTTTCCAACTCACGGGCTAGATCAGCTCGGACTATCCATTCCTTAGGCCATTCCTCCCATTCTTCCTCTGTGGTGCGTGGCGCTGGATCACTAAGACGATTATTTTTCGCTAAAACAAATTGCAATCTCGCCGCTCCAGTTTTATTTATTGCTTTTAATTCTGCAAGTTCAGCCTCCGCTTTCTCGGCGCGGGCATCCACCATTTTATTGATCTGTTCATCAAACGCAGTAATCAACATTTTGGCAGCTTCTTGCGTAGATTCTTCCGTGGACAAGCCTTCGCCGCAAATCATGTGACCCTCGGCGTCGATGCGAAGCACGTCGCGATCCGCATGATTAAAAGTCAGTGAAGAGTCTGTTGAAAATGCACTATTATAAGTCTCAATCGTTAGTTTTATTTCTGGTGTTGTGTTCATTTGATTTTCTTTGGTTTTTAGTAACAATTTTGTTTTAATTGAATTTTGCGCAAATCGAAAAGAGTGTCTATTTTTTTCTTAAACATTTCTTTAACCTGTGTGTGATCTTTTTTATGTATTCGTGCCATCATATAAAACATATCCAGAACATCCAAGAGTGCGTATGCTGGGTATGGATTAACCATTGCGCGCATAAGTTGATTGGGGCCAACTGAATACTGCGATTGGTTTTTTTCTCTCCAGTCTTCATTCAGCGTTTCAAGATAATCAATAAACTCATCTGTCCAGCCATCCCCACGGCCTTGCAAATTTTTATACGGCTCGGATGATTCGACGGAAAGATCGGCAGCGAACCTTCTCATTAATAAGCCCGAATCAATAATTTCAACGGGCTTGAAATCATCCACCTCAAATATATCCTCGATGCTTGCTTGCGTACCATCAAAATTAAAACGTTGTCTTGCCAATCTAATACATCCAGAGATTTCCACCTTGTGACAAAACTCACCTCGACCTGAATACAACGCCTTAAGTGGGCAACTGAATACTTCAATTATTCCATCATTTTTCTTGCAAAGCACGTTTTTTACCGATTCATTAAGTGCAAACGGTTTTCTTTGAAACACATAGTATGATGGTGTGTCGCTCATTTGATTTTCTTTGGTTTTTTCCAGCTAATGTTCTCTAGTGTTGGACTATTGTTGTCCCGATTTTGCTGAATGATTCGATAGACCGATGGCTGGGAAAGCCCGCTTCGCTTCTGTATCTGCTTGTAAGACATCCCCGCCAGATGGTCAGTGTAAACGTCCAGAGCTTCCTTGGCCGTGATTGGTTTGCGGAATTTGTATTCCTTGTCGTTAATCCCTTTGGCGAATCCCGTAGCATAAATCGGGTAGTGCTTATTGAGCAAATACCGCACATTTTGCATAATTTCTGAGGCGTTCATGAATAGTTTTTGAATTATTGTATCTTATACGAAGCGTTATGCTGCATAGGGTTGCATATGTGCAGCATTAACCTTATGAATGTATTTTTTGCAATGCACTTGGACGGCGCTCTTGGAAAAGCCAATGCTTTCCGCGATTGCTTCCAGTGTCATGCCTGTTTTCCTTAAGGCAACTATTTTATTGATAGTGCCGCGAGATAGTTTGTTTGTCTGCCTGTCCGATTCAATCCTTCCTCCGCCCTGGAGCATGAGCCGAGGGCAATGACGGTCTATCAAATCGAGACAACGGCTAGCTGTGGTGTCTGTCATACTTTGGAAATGTAGTAGCGGGTTAGATAGGGAGAGACCCCCTGGCGCTTGCAAAACTGAACGAACGTAGGTTGTTGTTTCCAGTCTTTGGCCGCCTGCTTGGCCGCTTCTTGGGCCGCTGTGGGTGGTCTGCCACGAGCCGCAATCGTCTCCTTGGGCATTAATATTTCGCTCATGTGGTAGTGCTTCGCAGCGTGCGGGTTTCCGTACCCTCAGTCCATTCAGCCGCCGCCCAAGTGTTTCCAACAGATGCCTTGAAATACTCCCACTCGTGTTGGTCTGAAAACCGCCATTGATCCGTATCGCTAATGGTTTCTCCGTCTGTTAAGGGACGGTAAGGACTAAGACTAAGTTGTTTTAGCTCCTGTATGTAGAGCGCAAACGCTATGTCTTCTTGTTTCTCCAAAATTTGCCAGCGGTCATAAGCATCAAGATATTCTTGACGTACTTTTTGCGCTATGGCGCGAGCTTCTTTCCAATTGTTTTCTGTTTTTTCTATTTGTGTCATGTTTTAGCTTCCTAGTAGTTTCCGAGTTGATTTCCTAGCTATTTGTTTAGATTTTTGCTCCTAGTTCAAGTTTTATTTAATTTATTTCTTCTTTTCCAAACCGCATGAGTCAAATGTATTCTTGAGGTTTTCCTGCTGTGCCGCTTTCCATTTCGCGGCTTGTAGTCCAGAAGTAAAGACACTCCCGAATATAGGAAAGAACCCTTTGAGCACAGTTCACCCATTGCTGGAATGAACTGCTGTAAAAGAACTCCCGTTATATGAGGATGAGTCCCTTGTCGCCTTATCCCCCCGCTAGTAGGCCATTGCCCGAGGTTTCAAAGCTTTCCCTGAAGATAAGAGTTCACGTCTTACGACGCCTTATTAAGCGGCTTGGTCTAACAATTTCAAGGCCGCGCTAGAATACTGAGCTTATTGGTTTCGCTGAGTATGAACAACGCCCATGATAAACATGGTGCGTAATTTGAGGGATGCCGTGGGTAATGCCCGATTTTGGCTTAGTCTGTCCCTAGCGATCTTAAGGGGAGTCCCTTAGACGATTGGCAGACACGTTTTAGAAACTTCTGGTTTTTTCCATTACCTCCTTGTATTTGTTTCGCTTCCAAGACGGATTAGCGGGTTTTTTAGTCTTAAACTTTTTACGTTTATGGCTTAACTTAGCCAACTCTTGATTTGCTTGCTTCAACTGCTTGTCTCGCTCTTTAGCGAATTGATACTCTGAAGCAGCTTTAGACCATTCCTTATCCGCAGCACTATCCTGCGCGGACTTGCGGCCCGTGATGTCAGTAATGCGTGGAATTTGTATTGTGGACATAAGAAAGCCCCAGAGCGGTGACTCGCTCTGAGGCTTCTCGGTGTATTAACCACCTTTTACGGGAGATAATACGGAAATTGCTTCAAGTCGAGTCACCGACTAATTGGACTAGGGGATTGTATCACATGAGGTCTGTCAATAGGTTTATTCCCAATCGGCGTCATTATCTTTGCGCCAAGACTTCCAGAAGCCAGCCCAAGTAACAAAGACGATTCCGATAGCAATACCAGCGAGCAGGAGCGCGGCCCCTGCGATTAACAAGATAACTTCGATAATAGTCATATTATTGGTAATTAAGGCCCAAAAACGGGTTTAATAGATAAAATAAGAGCATTTAGCTGTCTATTTATGGCGTATTATGGCATTTAAGACGCCATAGAATGCCATTTAAGGCGTTTTGTCCTCATTTGAGGGTGATTGTATGGGTTGAGGGAAGATTGGCCCTTTAAGCGAAGGCCGCGCCCCATCCAGAGGTAGCTTAAACAGAAAAGCGCCTTCGCTCTCCATGCAATGCTGAAACATAGCGTCGATGGCCCTACCATAAGGCAACCCATATGTTGCGCGCCACGCTTTTAGGCTACTTTTAACTTGCCTCTTAACGTAAATAGCCCCAGGGCTTAGGATTTCCCGCGCTCCGCCCTCTTCTAGAGGTCTTCCTTTGAGCTTCATGTGAGCACCCTCATTACCAGACAGGCCAGAAAAAGGAATACGCTAAAAAGCGCAACGATAGCATTCCAGAGTAGGCGGTTCATGCGTTCTCCCTCCAGCTTGGTGACCAGTGAAGGCTTGCTATTAGGTCAACGGACTGATCGCCCAAGAGGTCTTCGATTAGCTCAATCTGGGCGCGTGTTAGCTCTCCCGCTTGTTCCCTAAACTCTTTCGGCGAGATGAGGACAACGCCCCATCCCTCGGCCCGTAACTGAGCCACGGTTTTATCGTTATTTTGCATTTAATTTAATCCTTATGAGTGTTTTATCTGTTTTATTGGATATTTATCGCTTTTATTCAACGGGTACAACCCGATAGTCATCTGGATCATATTCTTCCTCCATGTAACCCAGCGCAACGGCTTCCTTCACGGATTCCAGATTGGATTTGATTGACCTTTCAGCTTCCTCCCTTGTGTCAAAAAACTCCGGTTCTTCGCATTCGTCATCCCAGCCATAAGAAAACAGCAGTTGTATTTTGTATTTAGTTTGCATTAAAGTTTAGATTGAATTTTGCGCCAATAAACCAACGTCGCACGCTTAGAGGCACCTTGAGGCCCACCGTTCCACAGACGGGCCTTAAACTCCACGGAACGGCCTTTGCCGTAGTGCTCAACGTAGAGGTTGAACATTTCCCGCGACTTCACGGGATCGAATCTATCGTTTAAGGTGTATTTAGTCCCTGCAAATCGGTTTATGTCGGTCACAGTTCGTGCCCATATTTGAGCAATGCCCGCCGCCCTCCCCTTGTCACCAATGGCAAGCGCATTTCCGCCGCTTTCCACGGCACAGACAGCCTCCCAGAGCCCCGCCCTTACGGGCAGAGCGGACACGGCAAGGCAAAGGAAAAGAAAGGTGCGTTTCATTCGGCAAGCGCCTCCTCGATATTAATGCCATATTCAGCCAACAGCGAAGAAAAACCTTCGCAATTGTCCCAAACGGGATCGCCATTTGTAGCAAAAACCAAAGAGTCGCAGACACGATAGAGCGTTATGCACCAATCATTTTTGTCAGGATGCTGTGGGTGACAATAGGTGCCGAACTCCTCTCCGTGATTGCAATGGGCTGCATGATATTCGTCTTGTATTGCAAGAGACTTAACATAATCAATGCCGACTTTCATTTTACGCCCTCCGCTTTGGCTAAAATTTGCGCCGTATAATCGCACACATCTCCGCCCATTGAATTTGCGTCATTACTCCGCGAAAAATAGCTCTCTCCACAATCCACAAAGTGAATTGGAAAAGGACTCGATTCGCGCTCGATAAAACTGTCGATTTCCTCTTGTTCTCCGTCTTCTAGCCCGCTTGCGTCTCCATTAAATATGTAACAGGCCCAATATGCGGGCAATTTATATTCTATCGTTTGAATTTCTTGTGTTTTCATTTTTTTATAGGTTTTCAGCCCGAAACCCCGCTCCCATCTAAGGGAAGCAGGGCAAGGGATTGGTTTTTAGAGGTTTACTTGAAACGAATAGGCATAAGCACTCCCCTAGCTTCAACACATGGAGAACTGCCATAAACGGCATTAGGACGAACCAACAATGGTAACCCAAAGGACTTGTATTTGATTACCACAGTATCACTCCCCATTGCCTGAGCTAGTTCATAAAGTAGCTTCGTATCAAAGGCAAACTCCACAGCATAACCCTCATCCTTTGGAATCACTTGACGCCATTTCGGGAACTCTGTCCCTGCTGGCAACGTAGTGCGCGGCATCTCCACTCCATTACTCAATTTCAAGTTTCCATTTAGTTTCATGGAAGTAAAGGAATCGCGCTTGTCCGCTTTCCTTGCCTGTTTTATTCCATCAGTGGCAACGTAACCGGCAACGTCCCCTTCCTCTAATTCTACGGGAATCACGGCAAGCGATTTCCCGTTGGTGGCTATTAAATTGGACAATCCGTTTTCCGTGTCTAGGTAGGTTTCGTTTATAGCTTGGCGTGTGGCGTCTTTGCTAAGCACTTTTTCAATTAAGCAGTCTTTATGGAGTTTCATTGTGTTTTTATGGGTTAAAGTGTTTTAGTTGAACCAACGGGAAGCAATGCCGCGCCCGAACTCACGTTTAGCTTTCTGGCGAATATAACTTGCAACGTTGACGATTCCGGCGCTTTCGGTAGGTTTCCCGTCTTTTACACAGTCCGCACACTCGCGCCAATAATGCCAAAGCAGAGATGAGGCAAGACTTGCAACGGCTGCACGATATTCTGTTGACCAATCTTGCCCTGCACAATATTCTAAGCATAGCTTGCCCTTTTTCGTGTGACTTAGCGTCAAGCGATTGCGGAAAGCGGCTACCATATTGGCGGCTGTTATGCTATCCCGTAACTCAATTTGACGGAGCATAGTCAAGGCGTCGCTGCGTTGGCGAGTAATTTTCCGCACCCAAAAGCGATAAAGGGAAACGTCTCCATAGTTAGCAAAGTCTAGGCAAGGGCGTTTATTCACGAAGGAATAAAGCAGGGCAAGAAGTTCGGATTTAGTGGCGTCAACAGGGACGGCGGTTTCGGTATTCATTGTGTGTGTGTATTTATTGTTTATTGATTGCGATTAGCTAAGGAAAGACTGTTTAGAATGGTTTCTTTTTCAATAAATGCGCCATGCTTAAATAGGTAACGGCCAAACAACGCATCGCGCTTGACCACTTTGTGGCGCTTGTAAATCGCGGCCACTTTCTCGGCATCCTCTAATGAGATTTCAGCCGTTTCCGCTAAGATTTCAACTAGCCACTGATCCGAATTGGCTAGACGTTGAGCGATTGCTTCAAAATGTTTCATGGAATTAGCGGGAATGGTTAATCTTGCGCCCCTGAGTAATGACATATTCGGCTGTCTTTTCGCTCATGCCATAAAACTCGGCGAAACGTGCAACACTCAAGAAATTGTTAAAATAGTCTAAGTAGAGCGTCTCGGCTTTATCGGCGGAGATTTCTTGAACGGCTTGCGCTTCGCCGCGTTCGATGGCGCCTGACACATGATGGCGGAGTAATTCTAATGGAGTCATTTTGTTTTGTGTTTTTTTGTTCGTTGGCCCGTTGCCTTCGATGGAATGACTAAGCACTAATCAGCGCACAAATACAAGAACTATTTTCAACAATAAATTAGATAGTTTGCAAAACGTTGACGCACCAACACGTTACAAGCGAAGAAAGATTTGGATTCGCGGCCACTACCTCAGCGAATAGCAGCAAACCCTCTAGGCAGTAAAGGAAGGGAACACGGAGAGACACGGGAAGCACTAGCGGCCCAGGTTGCTTTGATTGGTTTCCCTTTTCGCGAAACACGAAAATAGACAAACCGTTTGGCAAGTAGCTTAGAATGCATTTAGCCCTATAAGCAAAAATTGCCTTGCCCGATAGTTTCCCTATTGTTTATTGGTTGCAATAGGGTTTCTGGCTAGTTTCCGGCTGATAGGTAGGACACCCAATGTCCCAAGACCCCTAGGACACGCCTTGTCCCAGGCCCCATGAGACATCCCATGTCCCAGGCAGGGGGGGAGGGGGTTCGACGGGGTGGGGGGTAGGTAGATTGAAATTGGTTAGAATGCCTCCTTAAAAAAATATTACAAAGGGGGCCACCTGTCCTATTGTCACAAACCCTGCAAGAATCTGTTTGTTTATGTTCCTATCTCCGTGGGAGAGAGGAGCATAAACAAAAGGCTTGACACATCTCTGTTTTCCCCCTCACACTCCCCCTTTCTTTTAAGCCTTTCTTTTATTTTAAGTTAACAAGCCGCAAGTTTAATGTCTAATCTGCCAAGTGCAATTATAGTAACTTCCATCTCGGAGTCTGGAAGCCGGACGTTGGAGTCTAGGGAGCCAACGAAGGCTATGCTGTGCTTGGAGCTGTTGGCAGATGGATCGACATGGCAGCAAGTGGCGGATGAGACAGGCTGGAGCTTCAATCAAATAGGAGCCGTTAAAGCTCGACATGAAGTTGCAATAGAGGTGAGGAAGAAGCAACTAGCGGCTGATGGCTTTGAGATGGCTGAAGGCATTAGGCTACTGATGAAGCAGAAGATGGCTATGTTGGCCGACAATCCAGATGCCTTGGCTAAGGTGAATGTAAAGGACTTGGCTCTGTCCTATGGCATAGCCGTGGATAAGGGTATGCTGGCCCTAGGAGAGAACAAGATGGTCATTGAGCACAAAGCAGGGAAGCCTAGCCTAGAGGATGCTATGAAAGCCATTGAGGAAGCGAGAGCCGCGCTTCAAAAGGAAGCCATTAGCGTATGATTTGGAAGAAGCATCCTATATTGGTTCCTCCTACGAACGAGGAGATGGCACGGATGAAGCCAGAGACGCTAGCCAACCTGTTCGACATCTACCATCAGGCCATTGAGAATAGTCAGCGTGATCCTTACAGATATGGCTTTAAGCTACCTCATTGGAAGCGGGCAGAGGAGTTGATGGAGGAGTTCAACGAATTGCTTGTAAGTGGCGGCAATCGGTCTTCTAAGACAACGTGGGCAGCTACGGCTGTGGTGAAGGCTGCTATGACCAACCCAGGTAGTGTCATTATGTGCTTTGCTCAGAATGCGGATGTGTCCATTAGACAGCAGCAGAGCGCCATCTATGATGCGTTGCCGGAAGAGCTGAGGAAGAAGACTCTGAGCGCAGAAGAGAACATCAGCTACACCCGTAAGAATGGTTTCTCTAAGAGTAGTTTAATTTTGCCAGGGACTAAGAGCCACATCATCTTTAAAACCTATGCCCAATTCCTCAACAACGACACCATCTTGGAAGGCGCAGAGCTTGGCAGCCGTGAACCTGTTTGGCTTAACATCGGCGCTTGGTGTGATGAGTATCTCATTGGCCCTGAGCTGCTCGCTACTCTTCGTTTTCGACTTGCTACAAGAAACGCTAAAATTATTGTTACGTTCACTCCCATTGATGGCTACACGGAGGTTGTGCGAGACTATCTGGAAAAGGCGCGAACGATTGAAACAAAGGTTGCAGAACTTCTAAATGATAGGGCCGTTCCGTTTGTACAACACTCGGCAAATAGAAATAGCGGCATCATCTATTTCCATTCCAAGGACAATCCCTTCGGCGGCTATGAGCGTATTGCCCAAGACTTGAAAGGACGGAGCGAGGAAGAAATCCTCACCCGTGCCTATGGCATTCCTACGAAGAGCGCGTCCACACGTTTCCCTATGTTCTCCCGCGAGGTGAACGTCATCAAGCATGATGCCATTCCTAAAGACTTAACTCGCTATCTCATCCTTGATCCTGCTGGTCGTAAGAACTGGTTTATGTGCTGGATTGGCGTGGATGAGAGCGAGAGCTACTACGTCTATCGTGAGTGGCCTGACGTTAATGTGGGCGACTGGGCCAAGTGGCATGGCGGCAAGTGGATTGGCGGCGAAGGCAGTAAGGGACTCGGCTACGGCATTAAGGACTACGTTGAGCTAATTACCCGCTGCGAGAGCGACAATGGTGAGGAGATAACAGAACGTCTCATTGACCCACGCCTAGGTGCAGCTAAGTACCAATCTCAGAACGGGGCTAGTTCGATCATCGAGGACTTAGCTGATAACGGCCTTACGTTCATCCCTGCGCCGGGCTTGGACATCGAGGATGGCATACAGGCCATTCAGACCAAGATGGCCTACAATCGCAAAGCAAAGATGGATAGCATCAACCGTCCCCGCTTCTACGTCTCAGAGCGTTGCGACAACATCATCACAGCCTTACAGGAATACACGGGAGACGGTGGTAGCGATGAAGCATGGAAAGACCCCGTGGATGTCATTCGCTACGCTTGCATAGATAACATTCGTTTTGTAGATGAAACAATTCAACCTAAAACCCGTTCCCAAGGAGGATACTAATGAAAGCAAAGTCACTTAAAGTTAAACTGAAGTCGATTGAAGAACTTAATGCGGAAAGCCCAGACAAGCCTAGGTTCTTGCGTGCCGTCGTTCAGTCGCAAGCTCGCAATCCACAATGGGTGTTTGCATCCATTGATGGCGTCGAAGGTAAATGTGTCGTAGCCATTCCGCGCCGATTTACAGGCAAGCTAGAAGGAAAAGTCATTAACGTGGAAGCAATTAAAGATGAAACAGGCACAAGCTACCGACACGAGTTCCTTAGCACCTGATATTACGATTAGTCGTAAGTGGCTGTTAGAGCAAAGCGATAGGTTGCTTTGGCACGAACACAACAAGCGTGTGCGAGAAAAAAATACGGCTGAATTGTTTCCCGATGAGCTGTCCGATAAGATAGGTCGTTCACAAGAATATGTCTGTGGCATAATTAAGAACGCTATATCCCATGCCAAGAGTAATAAACTCAAAGAGTTAAATGAAACCCGTAACATGGTAACATAAAGAACGCAATCTTCCACGTTAAATTATGCAAGAAACTTCACAGCAACACGCCCTGACCTTTGTCGAGAATGATGGCCCTAACGTCGTTGCCCTGAAGGCGGCATACGATAGGACAACCACAGAACTCGGCACCTATTTCAATCAGTGTGTGAATAGTAGCGACTACCGTCGTTGCTATTGGCCTGGTAAGTCTAGCGACCTCCGCAAGCATGGCGGTGATGCGTTCCCGTGGGAAGGTGCATCTGATACGGAAGCCCGTGTCATTGACGAGAAGATTAGCACCTACGTTTCCATTTTCACTTCGTCCTTGGCTAAAGCCAACATCCGCGCCTATCCCGTGGAGTATAGCGACGAAAGCCGTTCCCGTGTTACGAGTGCGTTCCTCAAGTGGATGCTATCCACCTACATCCCACGTTTCAAAGAAGAGATGGAGCTGGGTGGTAACTACCTGTTAGAGCGTGGCCTGATGGTTACCTACGTTGGCTGGGAACGTATGGAGAAGAAGTTCTTACAGAAGATTGACTTGCAGCAAATTGCAGCGACTAGCCCAGAGCTAGCCCAGCTCATCATCGAAGGCAAGAATGACAAAGAAGTCATTGCTATGCTTCGCACGGTCTATCCCGATGTCATTGAGAGCCGCGCCAAGAAAGCCTTGGGCGAACTCCGCAAGAAGGGTGTTAGCGAGCTTCCTATTAGCCGCCTTAGCGTTGATCGGCCCTACGTTCAAGCGTGCGCCCCTGATGGCGATGTGTTCTTCCCATCCTATTGCCTAGACCCACAACGCGCTCCATTCGTCTTCTATCGTACCTTCCTCACCGTGCAGGAAGTGCTGTCTCGCGTCACCTCTGATGGTTGGGACGAGAGCTGGGCGGAGTATGTCGTCACGCACTTTCGCGGCGTGAACACCTACAACATGGAGAGCGTCTATGCTACTCGCTCCACAGGTCTTTCCAAATATCGCCAGCAATATAACGCTGATGAACTCATTGAGATTGTGTACGCCTTCCAGCGTCTGATTGATCCAGAAGATGGCAGCGAAGGCATCTACCGCACCATCATGCACCCTAAGTACACGGGTGAAGGAGATACACAAGCCTACGCCAAATTTGAATTGCTGAACGGGTACAACGACTACCCATTTGTTGTAACCCGTTTGAGCAATGATTCTAAGCGGATGTATGACATCCAGACGTTCCCTGAGATTTTGCGTGGCTATCAGGACAGCGTTAAGACCGAGCGCGATAGCCGTACAGACCGTAACAGCATGGCTACGCTGCCTCCCATCATGCACCCTGTGGGCAACCCTCCTGCGGACTGGGGGCCAGGTCGTTTTGTTCCCTATCGCCGTGCGGGTGAGTTCTCGTTTGGCCCTGTTCCGCAATACAATCCAGGTAGCGTTGAGATGGAGAAGACAATGCTTCTCGCGGCTGATGACCTAGTTGGTCTCAATCCCGCCAATCCGCTCACCTCGATTCGCCAACAGTTTTTTGTTTCAAAGTTCCTCAATCACGCCCGTGATGTTCTGAAGATGGCATTTAAATGCTATCAACGCTTCGGCCCAGATGAGGTTTTCTTCCGTGTTACAGGTGTTGCCGATCCAATGAAGTATAATAAGGGCAACCCTGACGAGGACTTTGATATCACTGTTAGCTTTGACATTCTGAACAACGATCCTGATACACAGGAAGCCCGTATGCAGCAGTTTGTCAGCTTGATGCAATTGGACAAGAATGGCCGCATCAATGCTGATGCTCTCCTAGAGGCAATGGCTTCGTCGATTGATCCAGTGATGGCCGATGCCATCTTGCAGCCAGCCGAGCAAGCGCAGCAGCAAGTGGTCAAGCAAGTCACAGAAGACCTTTCTAAGATTTATGCTGGTATTGAGGTGGGTGCTCGTCCTAACGGCGCGTCTATCGCAATGCAAGTGCTTCAGCAGTATGCCCAGCAGCCTGATGTGGCTCAACGTCTCCAACAGGATGAGAGCTTCCGCACTCGCCTAGAGAAGTACGTCAACCAATATCAATTTGCTTTACAGCAGATGCAGAATGCACAAATTGGCAAGCTAGGCACAGCCCCCGCGCAGATGGGTGATATGAATACGCAGGGAATGCAGCAACAATAATTTATGGCACTATTCGGAAACTCGCGTCATCCGCTCCAGCAACAGTTAGACTATCTGGCTGATAAAGAACAGTTTTTAGACTTTCTTGACTATGTAGCGGCTGGCCGAGAAACAGCTATTGGTCAGCTTCACAGGGCAAACGAGGGCCGTATCCGTGAGATAAGTGGGCGCATTCAAGCGTTGGATGAAATCCTATCCACCTGTAATTACATGGCTCTGTCTGCGAAACGCATCAAGCGACTCTAACATTATTCTGCGAGGTGCTACAATAAAGCCTCGCAATTCTTAGCGGCGTAAAGGCTAAGGAAAAATAATGTCAACAGAAGTCCAAATGGCTAACGCTGGAGCCTCCCAAAAACCAGTGAACACATCCAACATATCTGCGAGTAATTTTGTTACTCAAAGGTATAAAGCCCAAATGGAGGCTGCTAAGGCGCAAAAATCGCCCCCGCCACCCCCAGTTGAGGAGAAGCCTATTCCTGAGCCAGAAGCTGCGGAACCTACTGAACAGCATCAAGAGCCTGTTCCAGAAAGCCCATCAGCCGATGTTCAAGAAGAAGCCAAAGTTCTTTCTAAGGACGTTGAGATAGAAAACATGAGTGAAGCGGAGCTTAAAGAGCTTGCGTCAAAACTCGGAAGCAAAGCTGTTGCTAGGTTTGGTGAACTCACCGCCAAGCGCCGCGCTGCTGAAGAGCAATTGGCACAACTCCAAGCTGAAGTTGCCCGCCGCGACGAGAAGCCACTTGAAGCTAAAGTGGTAAATAACCCATATTCAGACCTTGCTACATCAGAAGACTTGCAAGCCAAGTTTACTCAGGTGAACGAAGTCATTGAATGGGGTGAAAACATTCTCGACCGAAGTGAAGACCTTGCTGCTGACGACGTTGTTGCTAACGTCGATGGCAAGGAATACACCAAGCGCGAAATCAAGGAAAAGACACGGGAAGCTCGCAAAGCGCGAGATACCTATCTTCCAGCTCAACATAAGGAAATTAAACTGGCTCAAGACCGCACGGTTTTGCGTCAAGCCCTTATTGAGCGTTCCAAATCGGAACTTTCTTGGATGCAGGGCGACGACAACGACATCCGTAAGCAATACGAGTCTATGATGAGTGATGAGCGACTGAAGGGTTTAGAGAAGGCTCTACCTGACTTGGCTCCACAAATCCCGTATCTCTTAGCTCATGCGGCTAATAGTTTGTATGCTCGTCGGCCAGTAGATGCTAAACCATCCGTTAAACTGGCTCCGAACAGCCCAATTATTAACCAGTCTTCCGACTCCCTCAAACCAGAAGTTCGTCAGAACAAGGCTTTGAAAGACCTCAGTGAACGATTTGGAAAATCGTCTAGTTATAAGGACTTCACAAAACTTCGTGCTCTTCAACACACTAAATCTTAATTTTTTACTATCATGGCCTTTTCAAATACCTATTCCGTTACTAATCCAGGCTCCGGCGTTTCTAACCGCGAAGACCTCACAGACGTTCTGACGATCCTCGCGCCAGAAGAGACACCCATCACATCGCTCGCTAAAAAGAGCAAAGCCACTGCGACATTCAATGAATGGACAGTCGATACCCTCGCTTCCCCAGTCACTGCTGGCGTTCGCGAAGGTCAAGACATCTCGTCCTTCACGGACAAATTCTCTGGTCGCGCCCGTCTCGGCAATTACGTCCAGTTGTTCCAGAAGAACTACATGGTGTCGCAATTGCAAGACGCCGTCGAGTCCGTTGGCCCAGCCAAGATTGCTGAAGCCGAGGCGAAAGCCATCCGCGAAATGAAGCGCGACATCGAAGCGACCGTCGCTGGTACGCAAGACCGCGCTGTGGAAGATGGCAGCACAACCGCCTACGCTATGCGTGGTCTCGGTCTGTGGCTCTCCAACACTCCTGGCAGCGACGTTCCTTCGGCCTATCGCACGCCCACAGCGTCGATCAACGGTAGCGGCACGACCCTCACGGAGTCCGTGTTCAACAGCCTTGTTGCCTCCATCTTCTCGCAAACAGGCACAGTGGACGCCCTCACCCTCGTTGCTGGTACGACCCTCCGTCGCACCGTCTCTGGCTTTGCCCGTTCTGACGGTAACTCCAGCGAGAACGTGTTCCATGTCAACCAGATGGCGACCGACAAAGAGATTACCCTCTCGGTCAACACCTACGACAGCGACTTCGGCCTCATCACAGTCATCAACGGTAACCCAGCTTGTATGCCTTCCGCTGCGACTGGTTACCTCATCAACCCAGACTACATCGGTATCGCTGAGCTGATGAGCATCGGTAGCACCCGTCTTCCAAATCAAGGCGGTGGCGAGCGCGGCTTCATTGACGCTGCTCTCACCCTCCAGGTTTACTCGCCACTTGCCCACGGCAAGATCACAGCGGTTGCCTAATTGGTAGTCAGCTAGACCCCCCAAGGCTTGTGTGGTATAATCCGCGCAAGCCTTTTTTATGGAAATTATTACCAAATTACCACGGACTTCGAATAGTGATGCTGACCGTGCGTTAGTTAATGAACTACGTTATGGCGTAAAACTCAAAGAGGCTTGGGAAAATGAGCGCGAAAAGATTTGTGCTCAACACGCTGAGAAGATTAAAAATGCCCAGAAAGACGCTTTTAAGAGCCTTCGTTGTGTAGCAGTCACTCCAGCATGGGAGTGGTTCAATATGCGTAATAAATACGGCGCAGAGGCCATGCGTGACCGTGGCTTTATGAAAGACTATCAGAAACGCTTCCCCCATCTCAGCCCCAATAAAATCTAATGGCTAACGCAACATATACAGAATTTCTCAACAGGGTTAAGGGGCTGTCTGGCGTATTTACCCCAAGCGCCGATCAACTCATCTACTTTGTCCATTTGCTCAATCGTCGAGCTAACATGGCGTATGAGGCTACAGACTATTGGCCGCGCTACTTAGTTGCTGGTGAGCTTCGTAGCCTAAGCACTACTACCGTTAATGCTGGATCATTTGTTGTAGGAACAACTTACACCATTCTTGTCGTAGGTAGCACCAACTTTGTGTCTATTGGAGCTTCGGCTAACACGGTGGGCGTAGTCTTTGTTGCTACGGGTGTTGGCACGGGCAGTGGAACAGCTACGCTTAACAGCAACATTGTGCCATTTACACAAGCTGGCAAATCAGACATTGATACGTTTCTTCGCATACACAAGACCTACCAACCGTTCTATCTTTATTCTGCTCCAGAACTTGAGTATTATGTAAATGCTGAAGGTGCTCACCTAGTGGGTGATACGGCTCCCTCTACTGGCACATACGTTACCTACAAGATGGTGTGGGACGGCCCCTATACCAATTCAAGCACCACCATCCCATACGAATTTCTTGACCATTTGGCTCATGCTGTTTATGCTGATTACTTACGTCAAGATGGTCAAAACGAGAAAGCAATTGCGGAAGAAAACATCGCAAAAGGCATTCTTGATGACCAACTTCAAAAAACCGATGTTAGCCGCGCAACTGGTATGATGGCCCATCGTATCTCAACCCATAATTCCCGCTCCTTCCGCCGATGAATAGTTACGTTGTAAATCTCTATCCTAAACCAAACGATGTAAATGCCAGTCAAACCATCACAGTGGCAGCTACTGCGGTGAGTTTTGCTGATAGTTTTGAATACAAGACTAATGCTTGTTTCTTTACCGTTCAAACAGCTCCTGTGATTGTCACCTTTGATGGCACAGCCCCAACAGTTAGCAATGGTCACATTTTGCCTATTGGTTACACAGGTTGGTTTAGTGCTGCTGCTCTTCGCGTTGCTAAATTTGTCCGCTCTGGTGGTACAAGCGCAACTATCACGATGTCTCAGTTTACCACCTAAAAATGGCTAACTCACGCATAGTCAACGGGCCAATGCAGGTGATTCCCCAATCGGGAACCACGGCCCGTAGCAATACGCTTACAACTACCGCTGCCAATTTCATCCTATCTCCTGCACTCAACGATCAAACCACTCACGTTTGGTGGACACTTGATGGTTGTGATGCGCGAATTATGATTGATGGAACCACTCCTACCACTTCTACAGGTCATTTAATTTACAATGGTAGTTCTGGCATCTGGAGCAAAATTTGGGCTACTTCCGCCAAGATTGTTGCTACGAGCGGAACAGGCATCGTTACCATTTCTGAATTAAATCATACCTAAAATGTCTGGCATATTTGACCAAGTCCTAAGTTACAATCCCACAATCTTAGCCAGTTCAATTACTGGCTCTGTTACATATAAAGGCACTTGGGATGCGGCGACAAATTCGCCAACATTAGCCAATCCACCAGCGGCTACTACAAAAGGGTGGTATTACGTCGTAAGTGTTGCTGGTACACGGTTTTCCATTGATTTTGCTGTAGGCGATTGGATTATCAGCAATGGGTCTGTTTGGCAGAAGGTTGATTTGACGGATAGCGTTAGCAGCGTGTTTGGTCGCACTGGTGCTGTTGTAGCTACCACAGGAGATTATTCGGCTTCTCAAATTAGTGGTTTAGGCAGTTTGGCTACTCAAAACGGTACGTTTAGTGGTACGTCTTCTGGCACAAATACAGGCGATCAAAGCATCAGTATTACGGGAGATGCTACGGCTGCGGCTTCTGCGGGCGTTCTAACAGCTACAGTTACAAAGATTAACGGTACAACTTTGGCTGGGCTTGCTACGGGCATCCTCAAGAACACAACGACTACAGGTGTTCCTTCCATTGCGGTGGCGGCGGACTTCCCAACGCTCAATCAAAACACAACAGGTACAGCGTCCAATGTTACGGGCACGGTGGCTTTGGCTAACGGCGGCACGGGGGCCACTAACGCCCCTGATGCTCGTACAGCATTGGGCCTAGGAACCCTAGCAACGCAAAACGGCACGTTTTCTGGCACCTCTAGCGGTACTAACACGGGCGATCAAACAATTTCGATTACAGGCGACGTAACGGCATCAGGAAGCACGGGTGCGCTTACAGCCACAGTGGGCAAGATTAATGGCGTTGCGCTCATTGGTTTGGGCACAGGCATTCTCAAGAGCAGCACAGTGACTGGACAGCCAGGTATTGCTGTTGCAGCCGATTTTCCCACTCTCAATCAAAACACCTCTGGAACGGCAAGTAATGTCACTGGAGTTGTTGTTGTTGGTAATGGCGGTACGGGTAGTACAACGCTTACTGGTTACGTTAAAGGCACGGGAACGGCGGCTTTAACGGCTAGCAGCACCATCCCTAACACAGATGTTAGCGGATTGGGCACAATGAGCACGCAAGCTGCCTCTAGCGTAGCTATTACAGGCGGTTCCATCAACAATACGCCCATTGGGGCGGCTGTTGCTAATTCTGGTGCTTTTACGACAGTTACGGCTTCTACGCCCATTGGAACGGCTTCTGGTGGTACGGGAGTCAATACAACCCCAGCTAACGGGCAAGTGCTCATTGGTAATGGCACGGGCTACACGGCTAATACGCTTACGGCTGGTTCTGGTATTTCTATTACAAATAGTTCTGGCGGCATTAACATCGCGGCTACAGGCGGAACATCTACACAAATTGTTACAGCTACAGTTACTAACGCTGAATCCGTTGCCATTACACTAGGCCAAGTGGTTTACGCCTTTGGAGCAGTGGGCAACCGTATGTCGGTTAAACTTGCGCTCAATACGTCTGATGCCACTTCCGCTAAAACCATTGGTGTTGTTAGCGATGCGTCAATTGCGGCTAATGGTACAGGTACAATTACACTTTTTGGTGAAGTCACTGGATTGACACTTGGTAGCTATACAGATGGCGATACCGTCTATCTTGGAGCTACTGCTGGTAGCATTACCAACGTAAAGCCATACGCTCCAAACCATTTGGTTTATGTCGGTATCGTAGAACGTGCAAACAACGGTAATGGTGAGCTTTACGTTAAGATTCAGAATGGCTACGAGCTAGACGAAATCCACGACGTTCAAATTACGGGTACTCCTGTGGCTGGCTCGCTCATCATCCGTGACGCTACCACCAGTCTTTGGAAGAATGCTACGCTTACGGCTGGTACGGGCATGACTGTCACCAATGCAAATGCCTCAATTACATTAACGCCCAATTTCGCTTCTCCTCCAGCAATAGGAAGTGGAACAGCATCTACGGGTGCCTTCACAACGGTTACGGCAAGCAGCACAATCGCGGCTACTGGTGCAGTGACTGGTAGCAATCTTAGCGGCACTCATAGCGGAACATCTAGCGGCACTAACACAGGCGATCAGACCATCACCCTTACTGGCGGTGTCACAGGTAGCGGTACAGGCTCATTTGCGGCTACGGTAGTTACCAATGCCAATCTAACGGGCGATGTAACAAGTGTGGGTAATGCAACAACGTTAACCAATGCTCCAGTCATTGCTAAAGTGCTCACTGGATATGTCAGCGGCGCGGGCACAGTGGCGGCAACAGATAGCATTCTGCAAGCTATCCAGAAGCTAAACGGTAATGACGCGACAAATGCTAATTTGACTGGCGCGGTTACGTCAGTAGGCAACGCTACCTCTCTCGGCTCTTTCTCCTCGGCTAATCTCTCGGCTGCGCTTACAGATGAAACAGGTAGCGGCGCGGCGGTGTTTGCTACGAGTCCAACTCTAGTCACTCCAGCCCTTGGCACGCCCTCAGCCATTGTGCTGACCAATGCTAGTGGCACGGCGTCCATCAACATCAACGGCACGGTGGGCGCAACTACGGCTAATACAGGCGCGTTTACGACGATTACTGGTAGCGGTATTGCATCTATTGCGGATACCATTCGCACAACAGGATCGGCTACGTCTCCTGCATCTGGTCAAGGCATTGAAATGCTTTATGTATCGGCTCAAACTCGCGGTGTTGTCCGTGCTTATGACCGTAGTGGTTCTGCTGCGCTACAACTAGACATTAACGATACTGGTGGTCTTGTTAAAATTAGTAACGGTGTTGCTCAAGTCTCCTCCACCGGACTCGCAGTCACAGGCGCGTTGAGCGCGAGTTCCACTGGTCTTGTAACCGGAACTTTTGGTGTTGGAGCTGCTCCGGTTTCCGAGAAAATGCGCGTACAGGCTGCTTCTGGGTACAATTTCGTTGTAGATAGTGCTTCAAGCTCGCTTCGCGTATCAGCGGTAAACGATGCCGATAGCGCAAATGTGCCTTTGATTCTGCAAGGTAGCACGGTAAAATTACTAAATTCATCTGGAGATGCCGCCTTACTTTCTGGAGGAAGCCTCGCTGTTACAGGCGCGTTGAGCGCGACGAGCACCTTTGTTGCCACTGGATTCGGAGTTAATGCTACTCCAACGGGATTAGGAACCAATCCAACTTATAGTCGCTGCTTAAACACCAGCGGCGACTTATACGTTGGTTGCGAAGGTTCAACCGCTGGTGGATTCTTTACTGGAAGTTCTGCATACGCTTCTGTCCTGTATTCACCGCAGCCGATTCAGTCTATTATTAGTGGAGTAAAACGAGCAGAGGTAAATTCTAGCGGACTCGCGGTGACGGGTGCGTTGTCGTCTACCACAGGAGCCAACTTTGCGACTAGCAGTGGGTCAGTAGGCATTGGGACGACGAGTCCTGTTGGCGTGTTAAATGTTCATGCTGCCAGCTCTGACCCAGTTGCTTGGATTACTCGCGCTGATAATTCAACAGGAATTAGCTCTACGCTCCGTCTTGGCAATAATGATGCAACTTACAAAAATTCGTCACCATTTGTACGAGGTCTAACACAAGGTGGAATAAATCAATATAACTTAACTTTTGGCACTTCAAACGGTGGTGATGCCGTCGAACGCGCCCGCATCGACTACAGCGGTAATCTGCTGGTAAACACCACTACTTCTGGTGGCTGGAATAGTAACTCACAACTTGAATCGGTACTTAGTGGTAACGGTAGTGCATTGTCTGGCTATTGCACGACAAGTTCTGGCGGCGGTGGACAAGCTCTTATTCTGCGAGTCAACGCAACGAACTATTCTCTAGCTAATTTCTATTACAGCACCACCTCAGTTGGCACAATTACCACAAATGGAACAATTACGGTGTATGGCGGAACTTCCGACTATCGCCGCAAATCAAACATTCAAGACCTTACTGGTAGCGGTACGTTTATTGACGCGCTAAAACCTCGCACGTTTGATTGGGATACTGGTGCTAAGGGCGTGGGGTTCATTGCTCACGAATTTGCTGAAGTTTCGCCTACTTCAGTGTATGGAGAAAAAGATGCAGTGGATTCTGATGGTAAACCTATTTATCAAGGCATCCAAGCTGGCACGGCTGAAGTCATCGCAAATTTGGTCGCTGAGTTGCAATCAGTCCGTAAGCGGTTAGCTGTTCTTGAAGGAAATTAAACTAAATGAGCATCCGGCATAAACGTGGTGATGTCCGTGAAGACGGAAAAGTATTTTGGACTTATTATAAGTCCGGAACGGAATATTGGCTGGATGCCGAGGCTTATAAAATACGAAAAGAAAAAACAGCAAAAGAAATAAATATTTGGTATAATCAAAATAAAGAAAAAGTTGCGGCTCGGATGAAAGACAGGAGAAAATCTCATAAAGATTATATCTCGGCATACATGAAAGAATATCGTTTGGCTAATTTAGAAAAAATTAAGGTTTACCATGCGACTCGTATGCGTAACAAATTAAGAAATGAACCTGTTTTTCGTTTAGAACATAATTTGAGAAATCGTTTAGGCCAAGCGTTCAAATCACAGGCAGTTAAAAAAACAAAATCCACTTTTAAATTAGCTGGATGCACTAGAGATAAATTAAAAGAACATTTGGTTTCACGACTACGCGAAGGCATGACTTTAGATAATTATGGTAAGGTCTGGCACATTGACCACATTCGTCCGTGTGCGTCTTTTGACTTGTCTGATAAAGCTCAAGCCGCAGCGTGTTTCCATTATTCCAATCTCCAACCATTATTTGCAGAAGAAAACCTAGCTAAATCTGATTCCTTTAACCTATGAACACCGAACAAGCATTGAATAATTTGTATAACGCCGCCCGCTCCGCTATGCTCACAGCCGAGCAACACGAAATCATCCGCAAGTCCGCGGAAGTGCTCGTCGAAGCTCTGAAGCCTAAAGAAGAGAAGAAAGCTGACTAACATGGCGGGCACCACAGACGTTAATTGGCGTTCTTACGTTGGCCCACAGGACAACGGCAAGGTCGTTACGTCTGAGGACTGGCAAGCTCCAAGCGATCCACGCGAGTGGGACGACTTGTTTAAATGCTCAAACGTGAGCAACCTAACGGCTACTGGGCTGGTCATTCCTGCTAGCCGTGAGGATAGTATTGATTGCGTGCGCGGAAACGCCTATTGCTTCCAATCCTGCGTCATTCAAGGCTCGGTTACGGTGAAGGGAGCCATTGATGGTCTGAAGCTCTATAACTGCGTTGTTTCGGGCACCGTCGAGTTGGGGCAATACGACAACTACTGGAGCCGAGGCCGCGCCCCTACGCGCAATGTGTCCTTGGTCAACTGCTGCTCTCCTGATGGCAAGCCCATCCGTGTTAAGCTGTGGGATAGCGAGATGCCAGTGGTGCAGAATACCAATGTAAAAATCACCAAGATACCAAAGTGGATTTGGTTGCCGTACTTTATCTTTCGCAGACTAACCAACCCCAAAGCCGTATGAACATAGCTGAAATGCTTTTTAACGCTGCCTCCGGTGGTGTATTAGGGTCTGCGCTCCATGTGGTTACGGACTATTTTGATACGAAGAACAAGGTGGTTCTCCTGAGGGCCAACATAGACGCCGCCGAGCGTACAGGAGCATGGGAAGCCTTCACCCAGTCTCAGAAGACGGACAGTCCAATAGCCATCCCAGCTAACGCTAGCCCTTGGGTGACGGACTTCTACCTAGCAGTTGAAGCCATTAAACAGCTCACCCGTCCGCTTTTGGCATGGATTGCCATAGCGATCATTGGAGGTGCCTACTTCTCTGGTACGGAAGATCAGCAAAGTGCTATGCAAGCAGAAGTGCTGTTTGGTAGCTTTACCGCGATTTTCTGGTACTTTGGCGCGCGCTATTCAAGGACTTCCAAATGAACTCGCACGAGAAAGACATCCTAACGGCGGCAGTACCTACGGCTGCTTCCCTCACTTTAAGCCAAATTAACAGCCTTGTGGGCATTATTGGTGGTCTGGTGGGCATTGCCTACCTCATTTGGAAGTGGAGGAAGGAAGCCAATAGGCGCTAGAACCCCCTTTCCTTGCGATTTAAGGCCATTTGACGTATGAACCCACGCAATCTACCCTGTAACAGCCCAAGACGCGACATAAGCGGCGGAAAAAAGAGCGTAGTCCGCGCTTGTGCCAACGGTAAGTCCAAAGTAATACGCTTTGGCGATGCCAACATGACCATTAAGAAGTCTTCTCCAGCCCGTAAGAAGTCC